ACAAAGTCGTGTTCTGTTGAAAAGTTTTTCCCTTCTGCGATATAAACACTTCTGTCTGAATAATTTTCAATCTCTCTTTTCCAATTTATTTTGAGTGTTGCTGGACAAATGATTAAAATCTTTTTTGAACCTGTTTCGAGAGCTCCGATGATTGTTGAAGTTGTTTTTCCAAGACCCATATCATCTGCCAAGATGTATCTTTTGTTCTCAACCAACTTTTGTATTGCTTCTTTTTGGTGAGATAGAGGAGGTCGATGAGAATATTTTTCGTAATCAATAACAACATCTTTAACTGTATTGTCTTTAATTATTGACGCCTTTGGTAACCAAAAATCATGAAGTTCTTCTGTTTCGAATACCCTTCCCCAAATGTGATACGCTTTATCTTTTTCTGCTAATAGTTTTTCAACCCAAACCTTTTGTGGAATTTCTGTGTATAGTTTATCGTCAGCTAATTTTTGTGCGAAGTATGCGTCAAGTATTATCCATTTCTTTGCAACCTTCGGTTGTTTGTCATGGTTATTGATAATATATTCTGATTGACTCCTTGTAGGATAAAACTTTCGGTTTACTTGAGATTTTCTTTTCAGTTCAAGTAAGTAGTTATTGCCTCCTTCGTAGGATTCTAATAATGTTAATGCTTTAGATTCTAAACTAATTTCCATTTTTGTTAAATAATATTAGTGTTCGTTCTTCCATCATTCCAATAACTCATATCACCATACCAAACGAATATTTCATCATCAGGGTTAATGTCTTTTGTTGCATAAAACTCAAAAGAGTTTGTTTCAAAGTTTGACCTCCAATTTGCGTTTGCATTATTACTATGGTTATATAACATTGCAAATCCTGTAGCAACAACTTGTTTTGTCCATTCTTGAACACCTTGAGGCCAGTTGAATCTATAATCAATTAAGATGTGACTTGACTCACCAAAATTCATACCCATATCAATAATCGGACAAATTTCAAAAACCTCGTCCTTTCGTATTTTCTCTTTGGCAAAAACTCCTAACCCATGTATTGGGCTTTTGTTTACATAAATTTTATATGGTGGATTTATAATCATTCGAAAACAATTCCGTTATCGTAATTTATTAATAATTCTTCTTCTCGATTTATATCTCTCATCGCAAAGAATATAAACGTTCGATTTTCTTCATCTGTATACCAATCAACGTTTGGTGTTTTAGAATGATTATAGTAAGACCCATAACCTAAAACTAATGCATGTTCTCTCCAATTTTCAGAACGAGGATAACAAAACGCATAGTTCGAAAAAACAGGTATTGGTTCCTCAGGTCTTTGAGGAAACGAAATGAAAGGACATACGTCTATGATGTCATATTCCTTGATGGGTTGAGATGAAAAAACCCCTAAATTATGTAAGGGACTATTTTTCAAATATATTTTGCTTGGTGGTGTAATTTTCATATTAGGTTTAAATATAGTCATATAATGAGTATTTATCAATATGGAAAATTTAGTCCCAATAACAAGATTAGGTAAATTCTTTGGTCGTGAAGACTATGCTTTAGATATTGGTATGGGTGAAGAGTGGTTGATTGGTGATATGAACTTTACCGTTATATTATATCGTATTGATAGATATAAAACAAAAACTGATGATGTTTATGGTGAGGTCTTAGAAGATGGTATTCAGTTCTTGGCTCCTATTGAACTTAAGGGATATGTTCAAGTAATGGCACCAACTAATAAAAACTATGGTAATTCTAAACTTGAATTACAAGAACCTGGTAATATGAAGTTTTCAATCTATCAAAAGACTCTTGAAGATTTAGGTGTTGAAATATTCCAAGGTGATTATTTCGGATATTATGAAACTGAAGATAGGGTGAGATATTATGTTGTTAGTGATGATGGATTTGTTCGGTCTGATAATAAACATACGTATGGTGGGTATAAGCCGTTCTACAGAACGATAACAGCAACATTCGTTAGTGAAAACGAATTTAGAGGTATATGATAATTCTAATAACCGAGGCTCAAAAAAAATCTTTATCGAATAGTTTAATCGGTGAAAGGGTTATGGTTTATTATAACTTACATAAACACACCTTTTCGGTTCAGAAAAATGGTATTGTTGTTTTTCACGCCGATTATTTGAAATTGAAAGATGTTGAGTTCAGAGTTAGGGTTGGGGGTAAAGAAAAGGTAAGGAAAGAAAAATCAAAGAATGTTCATGCATTCGTTATTGGTATCTTAGAAGATTTTTGTGAATATCCTTGTGAGGAAATGCCTGAAGAACCTGTGGGTGAGATAATAACATATAATCCGTATTTATATGATAGTTTTGTTTTCAGAAAAACAAAAGAGCCAGTATACAACGCAAATGAAGTTGTTATGATAAACTCAAAAAATAAAATATTTGTAATCGAATAAATATTTTTAATATGCCATTACCAAAACAAGTCAAACCTACATTACCGTTAGTCCCTAAGAAGACATTGTCTGCTAGGAGAGAACAGTTATTGGAGTTTATCAATAAAGACGGAACCTTTTTACCTAAGTCAGTATTACATGCCGATTTGGATAGAGGGATGCTTGATTTTGTTAAAGGTGAGTTGGAAGTTGTAACCGCAGGAAAAGTTGTTCCAATGGTTGACACAATAATTACAACTCAAAACTGGGCTCAATATGTTGAGACAGCTTTGTTCGTTGATTTGGATTATAATCCATCACCTCCATTCATTACCGTTGTTAGAAGTCCTGAGGTTAAGTTTGGAACAAATCCCGCATTACAATACACTATACCAAATAGAAAACAATTTTATTATGCATCGGTTCCAACTTGGAACGGAAACGAACAAGGTATGGACATATATACAATACCTCAACCTGTTCCTGTTGATATTAATTATAGTTTGAAGTTTATCTGTAATAGGATGAGAGAGTTGAATCAACTCAACAAGATTGTTATGCAGAAATTTTCTTCAAGACAAGCCTATACCTTCATCAAAGGTCAATATGTTCCAATTATATTAAATAATGTTTCTGATGAATCCCAAATGAACTTAGACGCCAGAAAATATTATGTTCAGAGTTATGATTTTACTATGTTAGGTTATTTGATTGACGAAGAAGAGTTTGAGGTTAAACCTGCGATTGCTAGAGTGTCCCAAGTATTCGAAGTTCAGTCTGACAACAAAAAGAAAAAAAGAAAAATATATCCTGAAAACCCAGATGAGTTTGGTCAGAATTTTTTATTTGTTTCAGGTAATACTATTTTAAGTGGTATTGTTGATTTTACTGTTGACATGACATTCATTTCTTCGAATAACATCAATACGTTTGATGTGTTTATTAATGGGGATTATTATGGAACAGATTTGAACTTTATACAAGTTACTTTGGACGATGTTCTTAGAATCGAAGTTGTTAAAAATGATGATACTTTGAATGGTAATATTTTGTTTGAAAACAAGTTAGTTTAATTCTCTCCGTATATATCTTTTTTCTCTTTACACTTCTCAATAATTAAATTCTCTAAAAATTTATAAATTTTAATTCCTCTCTTATCACAGTATTTTTTAAGGATATCATGTGATTCAGGGGATATTTTTATGTTTTTGATTTCTTTCTTTGTTTTCATGGTAGAAAAAAGGTAGAATTTATTCTCACCGTTTATAAATAGATATCAGAAAGTCAAGTTTTTTCATTCAAATACTAATATTTATCATTAAAATAAATCTGCATTAGAACAATTTAATAATGGCAACAGCACAAGCAAATCAAAAAGTATACGTTTCTCCCGGTGTTTATACCTCAGAAACAGACTTATCTTTCGTGGCTCAAAGTGTCGGTGTAACGACATTAGGTCTTGTTGGAGAATCCATCAAAGGTCCTGCATTTGAACCTATCTTTATCACGAACTATGATGAATTCCAAGCTTATTTCGGTGGAACAATTCCCGAAAAGTTTGTGAATACACAAATCCCTAAATATGAAGCGGCGTATATTGCCAAATCTTATCTTCAACAGTCAAACCAAATGTTCTTCACAAGAATTCTTGGTTTATCTGGATATGATGCTGGTCCATCATGGAGTATAAGAGTAACAGCAAATCCTGACCCAACGACAATTGGTCTTAATTCAGCGGTTGCAACAGCACCTTGGACTGCGGGTTTCACAGGTTCATCATCAGCAAATACCATAACTTTTGTTAGTGGTTCTCTACCAACACCAGTTTCACAAAATTTAGATGTTCAATTTAGATTATCAAATGGTTCAACATCAACATATGCTGAAGGTTTCAACACATATTTAGGTAACATAATTGATACACCATCAACTTCAGCTACAACTGCAGTAATTTATGGTTCAATTCCTGAAGATGATTATAATAACTTAACGTTAACACGTAATACAATTATAAATGCGTTCGGTTCTGATTCGACAAATTTATTATATAATGATTTGTCAGCAGCAGATAACGACCCATGGTTTTATGCAACTTTCGATATTCCAAGTGGTAATAACTATTCAGGATATTCATTTGATTATGTTGTAACAAATTTGGTTTCATTAGGTGGAACTGTTTTTAGTGGAACAGTATCAGGTAACTCTTACACGTTCTCAGGAACAGCGTTCGAAGAATATAATAATATGGTTGTTGCAACATTACGTTCAAGAGGTATTTCTCTTTACACTAATAGTGCTGCAAGTCCTAATCACGGACCTGTTTATGAAGTTACAGGATTAACTGATGTTCAATTAGTTTGTGACGAACAATATTCAGGTGTTACTAAGAATCCTTTCGGAACTTTCTTACTTTCTGGTGTTACTAAAGATTCTGATGTTTTCTCTTTCGAGACTTCTTTATTAGCGTCTTCATCTAAGTATATAACAAAAGTATTGGGTGTGGATAACTTTGGTAAATCAAGAAATGAAGTTCCTTTGTTTGTTGAAGAGATTTATCCTGGTTCGTTGAATTACGCATTTAACCAAAGTTATATCAGAGGTTTAAATTGTGAGTTGGTTGCTTTACCTGAGGCTAGAGACACAACTTCTACAACAACTATCGCTTGGAAATTACAACAATATCAGTCACCAAAAACTCCTTACTTTGTTTCGGAATTAAGAGGTAACAGAGTTTATAATTTATTTAGATTAATTTCAATCTCTGACGGAGACGCTGCTAATACAGAAGTGAAAGTTTCAATTGCAAACATTTCTTTTAACAATATGACATTTGATGTTTTAGTTAGAGATTTCTTTGATACAGACCAAAATCCTGTAGTTATTGAAAAATACACAAATTGCACATTAGACCCAGCAACTAACAACTTTATTGGTGTTAGAATCGGGACTTCAAATGGCGAGTATGCTTTAGTGTCGAAATACATTATGGTTGAAATGGCAGACGGAGCTCCTATAGATGCTTTACCTTGTGGTTTCAATGGATATACACAGAGAGAATATGATTCAATGTCGAATCCTTCTCCTATGATTGTATACAAAACAAAATATTACTTTCCAGGTGAAGTTATTTATAACCCTCCATTCGGAACTAACTCTGGTGGTTCAAACACAGTAGAGTCTCCTGGTGATGTTGTTAGGAGAACATATTTAGGTTTCTCAACTCAGTTTGGTATCGATGATTCTTTCTTACAATATAAAGGTCAACAAAATCCAACAACCAATTGGGCACAAGCAACTGATTCTATTCCTTGGAACTATCTTTCTAAAGGTTTTCACATGGACTCAGGTGCAACTGTTGTAACTATAGGAAACGTTTATGATACAAGTGGTCAAACGGCTTATGAGTGTGGAGTCGCTGAATTTAGAAATGACCCAGAATCTCAAGAAAATCCTTACTATTTCATCTATGCTAGAAAATACACTTGTTGTTTTGCTGGTGGATTTGACGGATGGGATATCTATAGAGAATTTAGAACTAATGAAGATAGATTCCAATTAGGTGCTTCAGGTTTCTTAGCAGGTTTCGCGCCTGACCAAAGATACCCAACAGCAACAGGTGATGGTTTATTCAAGAGAATCGTTGTTCAGAATAACAGAAGTGATTTTGCTAACACTGACTACTACGCTTACTTACTTGGTATCTTAACATATGCTAACCCTGAATCTACAAACATTAACGTGTTTGCAACCGCATCAATCAACTATGTAGATAACTCAAACTTAGTTGAAGCTGCTATCGATATGATTCAATTCCAAAGAGCGGATTCTGTGTATATCACAACGACTCCTGACTACGATATGTTCTCACCAGATGCTACAGACCCTCAATTGATTGTTTATCCACAAGAAGCTGTTGACGCTCTTGATAACACAGGAATTGATTCAAACTACACAGCTACTTACTATCCTTGGATATTAACAAGAGATACGGTTAACAATACTCAAATCTACTTACCAGCAACTGGTGAAGTTTGTAGAAACTTAGCATTGACTGATAACATTGCATTCCCTTGGTTCGCATCAGCGGGTTACACAAGAGGTCTTGTTAATTCAGTTAAAGCGAGAGTTAAACTAACTCAAGAAGATAGAGATACTTTATATCAAGGTAGAATCAACCCAATCGCAACTTTCTCTGATGTAGGAACTGTAATTTGGGGTAACAAAACTTTACAAGTTGCTGATACCGCTCTTAACAGATTGAACGTTAGAAGATTGTTACTACAAGCTCGTAAGTTGATTTCAGCAGTGGCTGTAAGATTATTGTTTGAACAAAACGACCAAATCGTTAGACAACAATTCTTAGACAGTGTTAACCCAATCTTAGATTCAATCAGAAGAGACAGAGGTTTATACGATTTCCGTGTAACAGTTTCTTCTTCACCTGAAGATTTGGATAGGAATACACTTACAGGTAAGATTTACTTAAAACCTACGAAGGCGTTAGAATTCATCGACATTGAATTCTTCATCACTCCAACAGGAGCTTCGTTTGAGAATATTTAATACTATCAATAGTATTTCGAAATCCCCCACCACAAATGGGGGATTTTTGTTTAATAAAGGTATTTATATGTTATGAGAAAAAAATTGATTATCAGTGAATCAGAAATCGATGAAATCCGTAGAATGTATGGATTGGTGACAGAACAAAAATACATGAAAAAGTATGATGGTTCTTTATTAAATCATTGTGGTTATAGAGCGATTGAAAGATTTGAAGAAACCTCTGGTTCTACTTTGGGTAAGTCAATGGGGGATAATTACTTTGAAACAAAATTCAAAGACTATGATGATATGATAAGTAAGAACATCGAATCAACCATTGGATTAGATGTGTTCAACTCTTTTCCCGAAAAACTAAAAATGCAGATTTGGTCTTGGATGTTCAATAGCACAGATGCGTCTGATGGAACTCTGAAATGGTTATCAGGATTAAGTCAAGCGATGAACTTGGGTAAATTCAAAGATGATTCTGAAGCTCAAAGTTATAGAATTAAAGTGTCAAAAAAAGGTAGTGTTGAAAACTTAAATGCTATAAGTGAGATTAAAAATTTCCAAGGGAGTTGGGACCAAGTCTACAACCATTATTTGAATGTTTTAGATAAACAATATGTTTCAACGGCAATTAATAATAAATCACAGGGTTCTTATGATAATTCTTGGAAATTCAGACCTCTATCTTTACAAGACTATTATAACGAATGTTCAGGTGGAGGGTCCTCAACGACAACACCATCGACTTCAAAAAATAACTCCGTTGTGAAACAAAAAACTGAAAAACCTGTCACTCAACCTGAACCAAAAATTAACACTACGACAAAAAAGAAAGAAAAGATAACAGGTAAAGATTTACAGGAGTTTTTGGATAATATAAGAAGTAAAACAGTCGGTCTCAAAGTTGATTTTGATTCTGTGAATATTGACATGGATAAACGAGAATTGACTTTTAGTTTAGATGAAACCAAAGAACCTGTCAAAAGGTTGACATTTGCAGTTAACCTGAGTGATGAGAAAACTTGTGAATCTTGTGTGAACATTGGGGTAAAAAACAATGTTCCTGATGACAAAAGAATCAAAGGAAAGTTCGAAAACGGAAGAAGAATGTTTGAGTTATTTGCCCTTTATTAAAAAAGGATATTTATATAATATGTTAAGAGTTATTAAAGAAGGTTTCAAAGAACCAAATAGTCCAGATATGAAATATTATGCGTTCGATTGGGACGATAATATTGTTCATATGCCAACCAAAATCGTTCTAAAGACAGATGACGGAGATGAAATAGGAATGAGCACAGAAGACTTTGCAGAATATAGAAGTGAAATAGGTAAGGGTCCATTAGAATATAAAGGTAAGACTATTGTAGGATTTGCTGACAATGCGTTTAGAAACTTTAGAACTGAAGGAGACAAACAATTTTTAGTTGATGCAATGAAAGCTAAACTTGGACCAGCGTTCGACGATTTCAGAGAATCAATCAACAATGGTTCAATATTTGCAATCATCACAGCAAGAGGACACAACCCCAACACACTGAAAGAAGCTGTCTACAATTACATTATAAATGATTTCAATGGTATAAGTAAGGAGAGTCTTCTGAAGAACCTTAGAAAATATAGGTCGTTCGTCGATGAGGAAGAAATGAGTGATGATGATTTAATCAAGTCTTATTTAGAACTCAACAAATACCACCCCGTTTCTTTTGGAGACGAAGGGGGTGCGGCTAGTCCTGAAGAATTAAAGGTTATGGCGATGGATGATTTTGTAAGTTATATTAAAGGAATGGCTGCTGTATTAAATAAGAAAGCATTTCTTAAAAAAGATATAGGTAATAAATTTGTTCCAGCTAAACCAGTTATAGGATTTTCAGACGATGACCCTAAAAACGTAGAAGTAATGAGTAAACACTTTAAAGATAAACCAGATAATCTAGTTAAGACTTATTCTACAGCTGGAGGATTTAAAAAGGAAGTTAAATAAAGAATATTCTTTTAGAAAAAAAAGTAAAGTAATATATTTTTCCACAAGACTATATTTATAACATATAAACAAGAAAAAAACAAAACTAATATAACATGGCTGATTTATTAATGAAAATGCCGATACCCTACGAACCGAAACGCCAGAATCGATTCATTCTAAGATTTCCTTCGAGCTTGGGTATAAATGAGTGGTTTGTTGAATCAACATCAAGACCATCAATCAAAATTCAATCTACAGAAATTCAATTCTTAAATACTTCTACATATGTAGCTGGTAGATTCACTTGGGACGAAATCCCTGTTAAATTCAGAGACCCAATTGGTCCTTCTGCAGCTCAAGCACTTATGGAGTGGGTTCGTCTACACGCTGAATCTGTGACAGGTCGTATGGGTTATGCTGCGGGATACAAGAGAGATATCGACCTTGAACTTTTGGACCCAACAGGAGTTGTTGTGGAAAAGTGGATTTTATACGGAACATTCTTAACAAGTGTGAATTTCGGAACGTTAGCTTACAACACAGACGCTTTGGCAGACATTTCAGCCAGTCTTCGTCCTGACCGTTGTGTGTTAGTATACTAATACTATATACAAAAAATCAATACTAATTATATTTAACCGTAAAGACATAAACTTTACGGTTATTTTTTTATATGGAAAATCAAGCAAGAGACTACGGTCAAGAAAATTTCACATTACCACACGACATGGTGCCCCTACCATCACAAGGAGCATTTTATAAAAATAAAAAGAAAGCACTCAAAGTTGGTTATCTGACAGCGTCTGATGAGAATATTCTTATGGGGGGAGCTGATGATATCACAGCAACTTTATTGAGGTCTAAAATCTATGAACCAGACGTTAGAGTTGAAGACTTATTAGAAGGAGACATTGAGGCTATTTTGGTATTCTTAAGAAACACATCTTTTGGTCCTGAGATAGACATGTCTTTAACCGACCCAAACACAAAAAAACAATTCACGGCTAAAATCGTCTTAGATTCACTTCCAATTATCAAGGGACAAGAACCATCGGAGGATGGAACCTTCACGACCAAATTACCAAAGTCAGGGGTTACGATTAAATTGAAACCATTGACTTATGGGGAAATTAACGAAATTGCAAAAATGGCTGACAGTTATCCTGTCGGAAGAGTTGCACCGAGAGTTACGTGGAGACTACAAAGACAGATTGTAGAAATTGACGGCTCATCTGATAAAGTAGACATTGTCAAGTTTGTGGAGCAAATGCCTATAGCAGACTCCAAATACATAAGAACGTTTATGAACGAAAATGAACCAAGACTTAATATGTTCAAAGAAGTAACAGCCCCATCAGGAGAAAGACTAGCGGTTAATGTTGGTTTTGGGGTTGAATTTTTTCGCCCTTTCTTCTGATTACAGGAAAGGACAACTCGATGAATTCTTTTATTTGAATACATTGCTCAAGATTACTTACCAAGATTTCATCTCAATGCCAATTTTTATGAGAAAATATCTCTTGGATAAATGGTTAGAAACTAATAGAAAGGACTAAATTTTAGTCCTTTATCTATTTATAGATAAAAAGTTTATATATGCAAGAGTCACAACCAGCAGCGAATTCCGCCGATATAGATAAGATTGGTAAAGCAAAAGATGTTATAACCAATTTAAGTGCTGAGCTAACTAGGATGAAAGCCCCTTTGGATGAAACTCTACAAAAAATGTATGAGATTACAATGGCTGCGGACTCATTAAACAAAACATTTATTGGTAATAGGGCGAGAATCCGTGAAATGATGGAATCGGTTTCAGATGTAACTCCCGAAATTGTTAGTCTTGGAGGGGAATTTAAAGATGTTGGTAAGACAATCGAAGGAATAGCTCTTGGCTCAAGAAGAAATCTAATTGCCACGAAAGAAGATATTACAGAGTTATTTGCGACTAGTGAAATTATTGGTCAAGATGTAAATAAACTCGTTGACCAATTTGCCAAGGTTGGTGTTATGTATTCAGACATATCCGAGCAAGTTTTGGATTCCATAAATTACGCTAACAGTATTGGAGTTAACGCTAAAGCTGTTATGGGAGAAGTTTTAGCAAACACAGAACAATTATCACGTTTCAATTTCGAAGGAGGTGTTCAAGGATTAACAAAGATGGCAGCACAAGCATCAATGTTAAGGTTTGATATGAAACAAACATTTGAGTTGGCGGACAAAGTTCTTGACCCTGATAAGGCAATTGAGGTTGCATCCGCATTCCAAAGACTTGGTGTATCTGCAGGGAACCTTACAGACCCATTCATGTTAATGAATCAATCGATTAACGACCCATCGGGACTTCAAGATTCTTTAATTAATGTAGCAAAACAATTTACATACTTCGATGAAAAAACAAAATCTTTCAAAATAAGCCCACAAGGAATTTTAACACTAAGAGAGATGGAGGCTCAAACAGGGGTGAGTGCCAAGTCAATGAGAGAAGCGGCTTTATCCGCTGCGGATTTCGATAAAAGAATGACTGATATAAAGAAAACAGGAATAGCCACTGGATTTAGTGAAGATGACCAAAAATTGATTGCGAATCTTTCTAGAATGAATGAGAAAGGAACTGGTTACGAGATAAAAGTTGTCGACGAACAAGGTAAGGAATCTTATAAAAAGTTAACAGACTTAAGTTCAGAGCAACTTAAAGCAACTGTAGAAGCTGAAAAAACAAGGCCGAAAGATATAGAAGCAGTTCAAAGAAACCAATTGAATATACAAGAGGGTATGTTGGCCAACCTAAAGGAAATAAATGAAAAAATTCTGAGAGGTATTACTGGTAACCAAACTGCGTTGAATAACATTTCAAAATTTTCAGGTGCAGCCAGAGAAAAAGGTCGTAACGTGGCGTCAAAGTATTTCAACGAAGACTACATGAAGACCGTTGAAAAATACCAAAAAGACTTAGCTGCTGCTGGAACTGATGAGAAAAAAAGAAAAGAAATACTCGAAAAAATAGAGAAAGAAATTAGCACAACAGGAGGTTCTGTTTTATCGGCATTCAAAGATGCAGGACAAGATATTGGAAAAGGAA